CATATCCGCTGTCTGGTAGGTTGTAGCTATAGGGATCAACCAGGTACTTTCTGGCGTCATCCATTGTGATAATCGGCGCACCACCTGACCGGCTGATAGCCTGGCGCAGTTCTAGCTGGTACTGCCTGAAATCCTCGTCATATGCCAGGCCGTGGTTCTGCTTGAAACGCCATGTGACGCCCATTTCCAGCAAAGTCTCATCAAGTATGCCGACATCAGTATCAGCCGCCATAGCGGCCTGTGAGGTGCCGCCAGTGGTTTGATTCCAGTGGCTTGATATATATTCAAAGCCTATTGATTCGGTTGCTGTTGGCGTAGGCGTCAGATCAAAGCGCAAGGCATTGCTGCTAGGCCGCAAACGAAAGCGCTCAACAACGCCGCCAGTGGTCGTGCCAAACCTATCAGCCTGGTATTGTTGCGGCGTGATCGGGCCTGCCAACTGGTTCAAATCTGTTCTGTTGTAGGCTGTGCCTGAAACAAAGCGGTCAAAGTCTGTCGGCAGCGCATAGTTCTGTGTGCCGCTGGCCGTGTTAAAAGTGTGTTCTTTCGACAAGATTGGCCAGTTGGTGGCACGCATTAATTGCTTGCCTTCACGGTTTATAAAGACCAGTAGTTGCCTGGCAACCGGGTCAGTATTACCGACCACAGTTGAGGGTCGCTCAAACCCTGTGAAGTCAGCTACCGTCTGCGCTATCGTCAACAGGCTCATCAGATTTCTCTTTTACTGCTTTGAGGGTTTTGGTCGTTACAATCACTTCTTCAATCAGATCGGCCTTTTGCTTGTCGGCTGTGACTTGCAGCTTGGCAATCTTGGCCAGTTCCACATATGGCTCACCGATATTTCGCAATGTTGTTTCTTCAGCCGCTGCCAGAGCTTCAACTGTCTCAATGTTGTTCAGTTCCAACTCACAACGGCGCGGCTCTGTCATGCCAGGCAGGCTTGTAAGCGCCTTGCCTTTTGGCTTTTTCTTTTTCGCCTTTTTCTTGTAAGCGGCCCATTCTTCTGGAAAGCGTGCAATGTCCTCTGGCCGCACCGGGCCTTCCCAAACATCGCGCATATTGGCGATATTGATGCGGCAAAAATCCCGATTCTCGCCGTTTAGTTCACGCGCAAAAAAACTGCCTTTAACAGACATTGGTAGAACTCCCGATTGTTTAGATTGAGTTGGGGGCAAGACCAGCGCCCTGCCCCCAGTGTCTTATAGTGGGAATGTGCAGATAATTTCCTTATCTGAAATATCCCCGGCAATCGCACAGATATTATCTGTGGCTGCTGAAGCGACATCGAGCGTGCCATCTGCACTGCCAGTTGGTGTCAACGGATCACCGTCTGCACCAGCCGTCAATGCAATGGTCAAGGTTGCTGCCCCAGAAACCTGGAACCAACCATATTGCCCATCTGTCATCACTGCCTGGATTACACCCGCGCCGATTTCTACAGAATCGGACAGATCGCTAGTAGCCTTAAAGAGCTTATAGCCATCATTTGTGTAATAATAGGCGACCTCACCAGCGACTGCCGCTGTACCAGCACTGCCAGTATCGTATTGCAGATACTTGTACATGCGGGTGCCATTGGTGTCGTCAATGATTGCGCCAAGCTGACCCAACTGGAACTCTGGAGTGTCAGCGACTGCTGTGGGTTCAATCCCCATTACTGCTGCTAAAGCCATAACAGTTCTCCTTTCCTAAGTGTGGATCACGCCTTGGAGAGCGCGGTTTGAACAAGTCAGATTTCCTGACCAGAACATCGTTACCTTCGCCTTGGCTCGTTAGGCCAAGACCGCCTTGCGGCTGCTTATGCTTTCACATAAGACGAGACTATATCATCACCCTGCATCAGCAGGGGCTGTGCGCTTCGGGTCACTTGACCCTACTCCCTTGCGGGATAGTCGTTGCACCTTCCTCAAATTGAGGCTTGGATCAGGATTGCCCACGCCATGATGCGTTTGGGTATCCCCTGAGTTCACACAGTTCTTCATGTGCAGATTACTCTGCAATGGCCCTAGTGGTATGTGTAAGGCGTTACCATGGCGTCTTGGTTGACAGACATTTTTGCTTCACCTGGAACGAAATCCCTCGATGCTGCTACCTCAAGTCTTAGGTAATCAGTATTGAGGAAATACATTCTGTTGGTGTTGCAGCTAGAATCAAACACAACGTCTGAGTTCAGGTATTGAACTGACGTGAATCCTGATCTTGCCAAGTCGTCTGAAGTGATTCTCTGAATAGCCTGAAGGCTTCCCAGAAATGCTTTATCGTTTATCTTCAATCAGGGTCGCTAACCCTAACCCGCCTTTCGGCTGCCCTGTCTTTCAATCAGGGGCGAGACTATATCATCACCCCATCGGGGTGCTGTGCGCTTCGAGCCGCTTGGCCCTACTCCATAAAGGATAGTCGTTGAACCTTCCCCCTTTTGGGGGCTTGGCTGCTGATTACCATATCTTTCGACTTAGGCTTCCCAGCAATTCACACAGTTTGCAATGCAGATTGCTCTGCAATGGCCCTAGTGCATTAAGGCGTTTGTTCCAGCCATCACAAGGTCAGGGCTGTCAGCGCCACGAACAAGCTGAAGATAGATAGTATTCATATCATCTTGCACGTTTGCGGTACTGAACGCTGATGACGTTGCAGTGGTCTGTACGTTCTGCCAAAACGTAAATGTGCTTGAGTTGATGCCACCGACTGTGCCGCTGCCTGCGTCAGCCACGATTAGCTGAAGGCCACCAACCTCTTTACCTGACGATCCAGTTCCATCGGAATAGATCGCGGTTGAAAGGCTGTTCATCATCGACTTTTCAAGCACGTTGATGCGTGCCTCAAGCAGATTGATGATGGCTTGCTCACCAGAGTTTTTGATCTGCTCTAGCCCAGAAATAGTTACTGAACCACTGAGCTGCTTATAGTCGAACACGGCCGCCGACAGGACGTCCGCTGGTGAAACATCGAGTGTTTCATAACCGCTGTAGAACTGCACAGTTCCGTTATCGGCATACTCTAACTCACGGACAATGTCGCGTCCTGTTACGGACGTTTGATTGCCGTTCTCGCGTAGTCTACGCAGCAACGCATTGTGGTTGCTCACGTTGTCAGAAAGGGTCCGACTCCTGTTTCTCACATTTCATTCGATTGGCGGCGCTATTGCCAACCAGTTCTCTTATGAACTTCTGACACTCTCATGCCAGCTTGGACTATATCTCCACCCTGCATAGCAGGGGCCATGCGCTTCGGCTGGGCTTCCAGCCTACTCCTTTCGGATAGTCTCTGAACCTTCCCTGATGGGCTTGGCTGCTGATTGCGCTCGACTTGACGTTAGCGTGTCCCAGCAATTCACATGGTTTGCTTTTGTTTATTGCTAAACAATGACCCCGATTAAGGTAGTCGTGACGATTTCTGAAAGGTTTGGACTAGCCATTGCTAATTCCTTCCATTTTCAAGTTGTCGGATTGACGCCTGAATGGTGTCACGAATAGACGCGTTCGCCGGGAGCGCTGGTGCTGCTGGTGATGCACTGCCTCTGACTTTTGACCTGGCTGCTTTCTTCGCTTTCTTGACGGCTTCGGTTTTCACATTGTCCTGTGATTGCGCTGCCGCCATTGCCTTGACTTGTGCCTGGCGTAGTTCCGGGTCGGCATAGACCGCCATCTCATACGCTGTTGCCAAGTCTTTGGCATTTTCCGAACTGATTAACGATCCCATCACGCCGCGCACTCTGTCGAAATGCGGGTGCTTTGGACTGCCGTTTGCATCAGTTTCCTGTGCGAATTGGTCAATTAGAGACTGTGTGCTTTGCTGCACTTGGCTCTGCTGCTGTGTCTGTTGATTTTGAATAAAGCCGGTTAGCTGGGCAACTTGTTGCTGCAACTGCTTTACTTGCGGGTCTGCAAATTCATCCTCTGCCGCTGGATCGTTACCGATTGCGGCCATATCCACGCCATACTGGTTTGCAAGCCAGTTGATAGCGTTTTGAGGGTCTTTTCGCAGATAGTCGTGTGCGGCCAGTAGTTGCCTAACGGCTGACACATCGTCCATGCCTGCCCTTTCAAAGTCACCTTTAAAGGGGGCCATGATTTCATCAAACGCCTCATTGCGTTTTTTATACTTTGCAATCTCTTGCGTTTTGCGCGTGTAATCGC